GTATAAATTAGATTCCAAAAAAATATGGGACAAGTGAAAATGTCTCTTCAAGGGATTCACCTGAGTGATTTATCATACAAGCATGCTATATTAAAAGAGTCTCAGTACACAATAAAAAGAGATGTGGGTACAACAACTGCAGTGACACCCTCATCATTGCAACAAGAAATAACACTGTTGTGTGGAGAAATTCTGTATGCTAAACATGCTGACTACAAATATGCTGCAGAAATAGGAATACAATATATTAGCACAGCTTTAGGATCAGAGAGAGTGCAGCAGATTCTGAGGAACTCAGGCAGTGAAGTCCAAGTGGTCTTAACCAGAACGTACTCTCTGGGGAAAATTAAAAACAATAAAGGAGAAGATTTACAGATGTTAGACATACACGGGGTAGAGAAGAGCTGGGTAGAAGAGATAGACAAAGAAGCAAGGAAAACAATGGCAACCTTGCTTAAGGAATCATCAGGTAATATCCCACAAAATCAGAGGCCCTCAGCACCAGACACACCCATAATCTTATTATGTGTAGGTGCCTTAATATTCACTAAACTAGCATCAACCATAGAAGTGGGACTAGAGACCACAGTCAGAAGGGCTAACCGTGTACTAAGTGATGCACTCAAGAGATACCCTAGAATGGACATACCAAAGATTGCCAGATCCTTCTATGACTTATTTGAACAAAAAGTGTATCACAGAAGTTTGTTCATTGAGTATGGCAAAGCATTAGGCTCATCATCTACAGGCAGCAAAGCAGAAAGTCTATTTGTTAATATATTCATGCAAGCTTATGGGGCCGGTCAAACAATGCTAAGGTGGGGGGTCATTGCCAGGTCATCCAACAATATAATGTTAGGACATGTATCCGTCCAAGCTGAGTTAAAACAGGTCACAGAAGTCTATGACTTGGTGCGAGAAATGGGCCCTGAATCTGGACTTCTACATTTAAGGCAAAGCCCAAAAGCTGGACTGTTATCACTAGCCAACTGTCCCAACTTTGCAAGTGTTGTTCTCGGAAATGCCTCAGGCTTAGGCATAATCGGTATGTATCGAGGGAGAGTACCAAACACAGAATTATTTTCAGCAGCTGAAAGTTATGCCAAAAGTTTGAAAGAAAGCAATAAAATAAATTTCTCTTCATTAGGACTTACAGATGAAGAGAAAGAGGCTGCAGAACATTTCTTAAATGTGAGTGACGACAGTCAAAATGATTATGAGTAATTAAAAAAGTGGGACAAGTCAAAATGTCATTCCCTGAAGGAAAAGATATTCTTTTCATGGGTAATGAAGCAGCAAAATTAGCAGAAGCTTTCCAGAAATCATTAAGAAAACCAGGTCATAAAAGATCTCAATCTATTATAGGAGAAAAAGTGAATACTGTATCAGAAACATTGGAATTACCTACTATCAGTAGACCTGCAAAACCAACCATACCGTCAGAACCAAAGTTAGCATGGACAGATAAAGGTGGGGCAACCAAAACTGAAATAAAGCAAGCAATCAAAGTCATGGATCCCATTGAAGAAGAAGAGTCTACCGAGAAGAAGGTGCTACCCTCCAGTGATGGGAAAACCCCTGCAGAAAAGAAACTGAAACCATCAACTAACACCAAAAAGAAGGTTTCATTTACACCAAATGAACCAGGGAAATATACAAAGTTGGAAAAAGATGCTCTAGATTTGCTCTCAGATAATGAAGAAGAAGATGCAGAATCTTCAATCTTAACCTTTGAAGAAAGAGATACTTCATCATTAAGCATTGAGGCCAGATTGGAATCAATAGAGGAGAAATTAAGCATGATATTAGGGCTATTAAGAACACTCAACATTGCTACAGCAGGACCCACAGCAGCAAGAGATGGGATCAGAGATGCAATGATTGGCGTAAGAGAGGAATTAATAGCAGACATAATAAAGGAAGCTAAAGGGAAAGCAGCAGAAATGATGGAAGAGGAAATGAGTCAACGATCAAAAATAGGAAATGGTAGTGTAAAATTAACAGAAAAAGCAAAAGAGCTCAACAAAATTGTTGAAGATGAAAGCACAAGTGGAGAATCCGAAGAAGAAGAAGAACCAAAAGACACACAAGACAATAGTCAAGAAGATGACATTTACCAGTTAATTATGTAGTTTAATAAAAATAAACAATGGGACAAGTAAAAATGGAGTCCTACCTAGTAGACACCTATCAAGGCATTCCTTACACAGCAGCTGTTCAAGTTGATCTAATAGAAAAGGACCTGTTACCTGCAAGCCTAACAATATGGTTCCCTTTGTTTCAGGCCAACACACCACCAGCAGTGCTGCTCGATCAGCTAAAAACCCTGACAATAACCACTCTGTATGCTGCATCACAAAATGGTCCAATACTCAAAGTGAATGCATCAGCCCAAGGTGCAGCAATGTCTGTACTTCCCAAAAAATTTGAAGTCAATGCGACTGTAGCACTCGATGAATATAGCAAACTGGAATTTGACAAACTCACAGTCTGTGAAGTAAAAACAGTTTACTTAACAACCATGAAACCATACGGGATGGTATCAAAATTTGTGAGCTCAGCCAAATCAGTTGGCAAAAAAACACATGATCTAATCGCACTATGTGATTTTATGGATCTAGAAAAGAACACACCTGTTACAATACCAGCATTCATCAAATCAGTTTCAATCAAAGAGAGTGAGTCAGCTACTGTTGAAGCTGCTATAAGCAGTGAAGCAGACCAAGCTCTAACACAGGCCAAAATTGCACCTTATGCGGGATTAATTATGATCATGACTATGAACAATCCCAAAGGCATATTCAAAAAGCTTGGAGCTGGGACTCAAGTCATAGTAGAACTAGGAGCATATGTCCAGGCTGAAAGCATAAGCAAAATATGCAAGACTTGGAGCCATCAAGGGACAAGATATGTCTTGAAGTCCAGATAACAACCAAGCACCTTGGCCAAGAGCTACTAACCCTATCTCATAGATCATAAAGTCACCATTCTAGTTATATAAAAATCAAGTTAGAACAAGAATTAAATCAATCAAGAACGGGACAAATAAAAATGTCTTGGAAAGTGGTGATCATTTTTTCATTGTTAATAACACCTCAACACGGTCTTAAAGAGAGCTACTTAGAAGAGTCATGTAGCACTATAACTGAAGGATATCTCAGTGTTCTGAGGACAGGTTGGTACACCAATGTTTTTACACTGGAGGTAGGCGATGTAGAGAACCTTACATGTGCCGATGGACCCAGCTTAATAAAAACAGAATTAGACCTGACCAAAAGTGCACTAAGAGAGCTCAGAACAGTTTCTGCTGATCAACTGGCAAGAGAGGAGCAAATTGAAAATCCCAGACAATCTAGATTCGTTCTAGGAGCAATAGCACTCGGTGTTGCAACTGCAGCTGCAGTTACAGCAGGTGTTGCAATTGCCAAAACCATCCGGCTTGAAAGTGAAGTAACAGCAATTAAGAATGCCCTCAAAAAGACCAATGAAGCAGTATCTACATTGGGGAATGGAGTTCGTGTGTTGGCAACTGCAGTGAGAGAGCTGAAAGATTTTGTGAGCAAGAATCTAACACGTGCAATCAACAAAAACAAGTGCGACATTGCTGACCTGAAAATGGCCGTTAGCTTCAGTCAATTCAACAGAAGGTTCCTAAATGTTGTGCGGCAATTTTCAGACAACGCTGGAATAACACCAGCAATATCTTTGGACTTAATGACAGATGCTGAACTAGCCAGAGCTGTTTCCAACATGCCAACATCTGCAGGACAAATAAAACTGATGTTGGAGAACCGTGCAATGGTAAGAAGAAAAGGGTTCGGATTCCTGATAGGAGTTTACGGAAGCTCCGTAATTTACATGGTGCAACTGCCAATCTTTGGGGTTATAGACACGCCTTGCTGGATAGTAAAAGCAGCCCCTTCTTGTTCAGGAAAAAAGGGAAACTATGCTTGCCTCTTAAGAGAAGACCAAGGATGGTATTGTCAAAATGCAGGGTCAACTGTTTACTACCCAAATGAAAAAGACTGTGAAACAAGAGGAGACCATGTCTTTTGCGACACAGCAGCAGGAATCAATGTTGCTGAGCAGTCAAAGGAGTGCAACATAAACATATCTACTACTAATTACCCATGCAAAGTTAGCACAGGAAGACATCCTATCAGTATGGTTGCACTATCTCCTCTTGGGGCTTTGGTTGCTTGCTACAAGGGAGTGAGCTGTTCCATTGGCAGCAACAGAGTAGGGATCATCAAGCAACTGAACAAAGGCTGCTCTTATATAACCAACCAAGACGCAGACACAGTGACAATAGACAACACTGTATACCAGCTAAGCAAAGTTGAAGGCGAACAGCATGTTATAAAAGGAAGGCCAGTGTCAAGCAGCTTTGACCCAGTCAAGTTTCCTGAAGATCAATTCAATGTTGCACTTGACCAAGTTTTCGAGAGCATTGAGAACAGTCAGGCCTTGGTGGATCAATCAAACAGAATCCTAAGCAGTGCAGAGAAAGGAAACACTGGCTTCATCATTGTAATAATTCTAATTGCTGTCCTTGGCTCTACCATGATCCTAGTGAGTGTTTTTATCATAATAAAGAAAACAAAGAAACCCACAGGAGCACCTCCAGAGCTGAGTGGTGTCACAAACAATGGCTTCATACCACATAATTAGTTAATTAAAAATAAAGTAAATTAAAATAAATTAAAATTAAAAATAAAAATTTGGGACAAATCATAATGTCTCGCAAGGCTCCGTGCAAATATGAAGTGCGGGGCAAATGCAATAGAGGAAGTGAGTGCAAGTTTAACCACAATTACTGGAGTTGGCCAGATAGATACTTATTAATAAGATCAAATTATTTATTAAATCAACTTTTAAGGAACACTGATAGAGCTGATGGCTTATCAATAATATCAGGAGCAGGCAGAGAAGATAGGACACAAGATTTTGTCCTAGGTTCCACCAATGTGGTTCAAGGTTATATTGATGATAACCAAAGCATAACAAAAGCTGCAGCCTGTTACAGTCTACATAATATAATCAAACAACTACAAGAAGTTGAAGTTAGGCAGGCTAGAGATAACAAACTATCTGACAGCAAACATGTAGCACTTCACAACTTAGTCCTATCTTATATGGAGATGAGCAAAACTCCTGCATCTTTAATCAACAATCTCAAGAGACTGCCGAGAGAGAAACTGAAAAAATTAGCAAAGCTCATAATTGACTTATCAGCAGGTGCTGAAAATGACTCTTCATATGCCTTGCAAGACAGTGAAAGCACTAATCAAGTGCAGTGAGCATGGTCCAGTTTTCATTACTATAGAGGTTGATGACATGATATGGACTCACAAGGACTTAAAAGAAGCTTTATCTGATGGGATAGTGAAGTCTCATACTAACATTTACAATTGTTATTTAGAAAACATAGAAATTATATATGTCAAGGCTTACTTAAGTTAGTAAAAACACATCAGAGTGGGATAAATGACAATGATAACATTAGATGTCATTAAAAGTGATGGGTCTTCAAAAACATGTACTCACCTCAAAAAAATAATTAAAGACCACTCTGGTAAAGTGCTTATTGTACTTAAGTTAATATTAGCTTTACTAACATTTCTCACAGTAACAATCACCATCAATTATATAAAAGTGGAAAACAATCTGCAAATATGCCAGTCAAAAACTGAATCAGACAAAAAGGACTCATCATCAAATACCACATCAGTCACAACCAAGACTACTCTAAATCATGATATCACACAGTATTTTAAAAGTTTGATTCAAAGGTATACAAACTCTGCAATAAACAGTGACACATGCTGGAAAATAAACAGAAATCAATGCACAAATATAACAACATACAAATTTTTATGTTTTAAATCTGAAGACACAAAAACCAACAATTGTGATAAACTGACAGATTTATGCAGAAACAAACCAAAACCAGCAGTTGGAGTGTATCACATAGTAGAATGCCATTGTATATACACAGTTAAATGGAAGTGCTATCATTACCCAACCGATGAAACCCAATCCTAAATGTTAACACCAGATTAGGATCCATCCAAGTCTGTTAGTTCAACAATTTAGTTATTTAAAAATATTTTGAAAACAAGTAAGTTTCTATGATACTTCATAATAATAAGTAATAATTAATTGCTTAATCATCATCACAACATTATTCGAAACCATAACTATTCAATTTAAAAAGTAAAAAACAATAACATGGGACAAGTAGTTATGGAGGTGAAAGTGGAGAACATTCGAACAATAGATATGCTCAAAGCAAGAGTAAAAAATCGTGTGGCACGCAGCAAATGCTTTAAAAATGCCTCTTTGGTCCTCATAGGAATAACTACATTGAGTATTGCCCTCAATATCTATCTGATCATAAACTATAAAATGCAAAAAAACACATCTGAATCAGAACATCACACCAGCTCATCACCCATGGAATCCAGCAGAGAAACTCCAACGGTCCCCACAGACAACTCAGACACCAACTCAAGCCCACAGCATCCAACTCAACAGTCCACAGAAGGCTCCACACTCTACTTTGCAGCCTCAGCAAGCTCACCAGAGACAGAACCAACATCAACACCAGATACAACAAACCGCCCGCCCTTCGTCGACACACACACAACACCACCAAGCGCAAGCAGAACAAAGACAAGTCCGGCAGTCCACACAAAAAACAACCCAAGGACAAGCTCTAGAACACATTCTCCACCACGGGCAACGACAAGGACGGCACGCAGAACCACCACTCTCCGCACAAGCAGCACAAGAAAGAGACCGTCCACAGCATCAGTCCAACCTGACATCAGCGCAACAACCCACAAAAACGAAGAAGCAAGTCCAGCGAGCCCACAAACATCTGCAAGCACAACAAGAATACAAAGGAAAAGCGTGGAGGCCAACACATCAACAACATACAACCAAACTAGTTAACAAAAAATACAAAATAACTCTAAGATAAACCATGCAGACACCAACAATGGAGAAGCCAAAAGACAATTCACAATCTCCCCAAAAAGGCAACAACACCATATTAGCTCTGCCCAAATCTCCCTGGAAAAAACACTCGCCCATATACCAAAAATACCACAACCACCCCAAGAAAAAAACTGGGCAAAACAACACCCAAGAGACAAATAACAATGGATCCTCTCAATGAATCCACTGTTAATGTCTATCTTCCTGACTCATATCTTAAAGGAGTGATTTCCTTTAGTGAGACTAATGCAATTGGTTCATGTCTCTTAAAAAGACCTTACCTAAAAAATGACAACACTGCAAAAGTTGCCATAGAGAATCCTGTTATCGAGCATGTTAGACTCAAAAATGCAGTCAATTCTAAGATGAAAATATCAGATTACAAGATAGTAGAGCCAGTAAACATGCAACATGAAATTATGAAGAATGTACACAGTTGTGAGCTCACATTATTAAAACAGTTTTTAACAAGGAGTAAAAATATTAGCACTCTCAAATTAAATATGATATGTGATTGGCTGCAGTTAAAGTCTACATCAGATGATACCTCAATCCTAAGTTTTATAGATGTAGAATTTATACCTAGCTGGGTAAGCAATTGGTTTAGTAATTGGTACAATCTCAACAAGTTGATTCTGGAATTCAGGAAAGAAGAAGTAATAAGAACTGGTTCAATCTTGTGTAGGTCATTGGGTAAATTAGTTTTTGTTGTATCATCATATGGATGTATAGTCAAGAGCAACAAAAGCAAAAGAGTGAGCTTCTTCACATACAATCAACTGTTAACATGGAAAGATGTGATGTTAAGTAGATTCAATGCAAATTTTTGTATATGGGTAAGCAACAGTCTGAATGAAAATCAAGAAGGGCTAGGGTTGAGAAGTAATCTGCAAGGCATATTAACTAATAAGCTATATGAAACTGTAGATTATATGCTTAGTTTATGTTGCAATGAAGGTTTCTCACTTGTGAAAGAGTTCGAAGGCTTTATTATGAGTGAAATTCTTAGGATTACTGAACATGCTCAATTCAGTACTAGATTTAGAAATACTTTATTAAATGGATTAACTGATCAATTAACAAAATTAAAAAATAAAAACAGACTCAGAGTTCATGGTACCGTGTTAGAAAATAATGATTATCCAATGTACGAAGTTGTACTTAAGTTATTAGGAGATACTTTGAGATGTATTAAATTATTAATCAATAAAAACTTAGAGAATGCTGCTGAATTATACTATATATTTAGAATATTCGGTCACCCAATGGTAGATGAAAGAGATGCAATGGATGCTGTCAAATTAAACAATGAAATCACAAAAATCCTTAGGTGGGAGAGCTTGACAGAACTAAGAGGGGCATTCATATTAAGGATTATCAAAGGATTTGTAGACAACAACAAAAGATGGCCCAAAATTAAAAACTTAAAAGTGCTTAGTAAGAGATGGACTATGTACTTCAAAGCAAAAAGTTACCCCAGTCAACTTGAATTAAGCGAACAAGATTTTTTAGAGCTTGCTGCAATACAGTTTGAACAAGAGTTTTCTGTCCCTGAAAAAACCAACCTTGAGATGGTATTAAATGATAAAGCTATATCACCTCCTAAAAGATTAATATGGTCTGTGTATCCAAAAAATTACTTACCTGAGAAAATAAAAAATCGATATCTAGAAGAGACTTTCAATGCAAGTGATAGTCTCAAAACAAGAAGAGTACTAGAGTACTATTTGAAAGATAATAAATTCGACCAAAAAGAACTTAAAAGTTATGTTGTTAAACAAGAATATTTAAATGATAAGGATCATATTGTCTCGCTAACTGGAAAAGAAAGAGAATTAAGTGTAGGTAGAATGTTTGCTATGCAACCAGGAAAACAGCGACAAATACAAATATTGGCTGAAAAATTGTTAGCTGATAATATTGTACCTTTTTTCCCAGAAACCTTAACAAAGTATGGTGATCTAGATCTTCAGAGAATAATGGAAATCAAATCGGAACTTTCTTCTATTAAAACTAGAAGAAATGATAGTTATAATAATTACATTGCAAGAGCATCCATAGTAACAGATTTAAGTAAGTTCAACCAAGCCTTTAGGTATGAAACTACAGCGATCTGTGCGGATGTAGCAGATGAACTACATGGAACACAAAGCCTATTCTGTTGGTTACATCTTATCGTCCCTATGACAACAATGATATGTGCCTATAGACATGCACCACCAGAAACAAAAGGTGAATATGATATAGATAAGATAGAAGAGCAAAGTGGTTTATATAGATATCATATGGGTGGTATTGAAGGATGGTGTCAAAAACTCTGGACAATGGAAGCTATATCTCTATTAGATGTTGTATCTGTAAAAACACGATGTCAAATGACATCTTTATTAAACGGTGACAACCAATCAATAGATGTAAGTAAACCAGTTAAGTTATCTGAGGGTTTAGATGAAGTGAAAGCAGATTATAGCTTGGCTGTAAAAATGTTAAAAGAAATAAGAGATGCATACAGAAATATAGGCCATAAACTTAAAGAAGGGGAAACATATATATCAAGAGATCTTCAGTTTATAAGTAAGGTGATTCAATCTGAAGGAGTAATGCATCCTACCCCTATAAAAAAGATCTTAAGAGTGGGACCATGGATAAACACAATATTAGATGACATTAAAACCAGTGCAGAGTCAATAGGGAGTCTATGTCAGGAATTAGAATTTAGGGGGGAAAGCATAATAGTTAGTCTGATATTAAGGAATTTTTGGCTGTATAATTTATACATGCATGAATCAAAGCAACACCCCCTAGCAGGGAAGCAGTTATTCAAACAACTAAATAAAACATTAACATCAGTGCAGAGATTTTTTGAAATAAAAAAGGAAAATGAAGTAGTAGATCTATGGATGAACATACCAATGCAGTTTGGAGGAGGAGATCCAGTAGTCTTCTATAGATCTTTCTATAGAAGGACCCCTGATTTTTTAACTGAAGCAATCAGTCATGTGGATATTCTGTTAAGAATATCAGCCAACATAAGAAATGAAGCGAAAATAAGTTTCTTCAAAGCCTTACTGTCAATAGAAAAAAATGAACGTGCTACACTGACAACACTAATGAGAGATCCTCAAGCTGTTGGCTCAGAGCGACAAGCAAAAGTAACAAGTGATATCAATAGAACAGCAGTTACCAGCATCTTAAGTCTTTCTCCAAATCAACTTTTCAGCGATAGTGCTATACACTACAGTAGAAATGAAGAAGAGGTCGGAATCATTGCTGACAACATAACACCTGTTTATCCTCATGGACTGAGAGTTTTGTATGAATCATTACCTTTTCATAAAGCTGAAAAAGTTGTGAATATGATATCAGGAACGAAATCCATAACCAACTTATTACAGAGAACATCTGCTATTAATGGTGAAGATATTGACAGAGCTGTATCCATGATGCTGGAGAACCTAGGATTATTATCTAGAATATTGTCAGTAGTTGTTGATAGTATAGAAATTCCAACCAAATCTAATGGTAGGCTGATATGTTGTCAGATATCTAGAACCCTAAGGGAGACATCATGGAATAATATGGAAATAGTTGGAGTAACATCCCCTAGCATCACTACATGCATGGATGTCATATATGCAACTAGCTCTCATTTGAAAGGGATAATCATTGAAAAGTTCAGCACTGACAGAACTACAAGAGGTCAAAGAGGTCCAAAGAGCCCTTGGGTAGGGTCGAGCACTCAAGAGAAAAAATTAGTTCCTGTTTATAACAGACAAATTCTTTCAAAACAACAAAGAGAACAGCTAGAAGCAATTGGAAAAATGAGATGGGTATATAAAGGGACACCAGGTTTAAGACGATTACTCAATAAGATTTGTCTTGGAAGTTTAGGCATTAGTTACAAATGTGTAAAACCTTTATTACCTAGGTTTATGAGTGTAAATTTCCTACACAGGTTATCTGTCAGTAGTAGACCTATGGAATTCCCAGCATCAGTTCCAGCTTATAGAACAACAAATTACCATTTTGACACTAGTCCTATTAATCAAGCACTAAGTGAGAGATTTGGGAATGAAGATATTAATTTGGTCTTCCAAAATGCAATCAGCTGTGGAATTAGCATAATGAGTGTAGTAGAACAATTAACTGGTAGGAGTCCAAAACAGTTAGTTTTAATACCTCAATTAGAAGAAATAGACATTATGCCACCACCAGTGTTTCAAGGGAAATTCAATTATAAGCTAGTAGATAAGATAACTTCTGATCAACATATCTTCAGTCCAGACAAAATAGATATGTTAACACTGGGGAAAATGCTCATGCCCACTATAAAAGGTCAGAAAACAGATCAGTTCCTGAACAAGAGAGAGAATTATTTCCATGGGAATAATCTTATTGAGTCTTTGTCAGCAGCGTTAGCATGTCATTGGTGTGGGATATTAACAGAGCAATGTATAGAAAATAATATTTTCAAGAAAGACTGGGGTGACGGGTTCATATCGGATCATGCTTTTATGGACTTCAAAATATTCCTATGTGTCTTTAAAACTAAACTTTTATGTAGTTGGGGGTCCCAAGGGAAAAACATTAAAGATGAAGATATAGTAGATGAATCAATAGATAAACTGTTAAGGATTGATAATACTTTTTGGAGAATGTTCAGCAAGGTTATGTTTGAATCAAAGGTTAAGAAAAGGATAATGTTATATGATGTAAAATTTCTATCATTAGTAGGTTATATAGGGTTTAAGAATTGGTTTATAGAACAGTTGAGATCAGCTGAGTTGCATGAGGTACCTTGGATTGTCAATGCCGAAGGTGATCTGGTTGAGATCAAGTCAATTAAAATCTATTTGCAACTGATAGAGCAAAGTTTATTTTTAAGAATAACTGTTTTGAACTATACAGATATGGCACATGCTCTCACAAGATTAATCAGAAAGAAGTTGATGTGTGATAATGCACTATTAACTCCGATTCCATCCCCAATGGTTAATTTAACTCAAGTTATTGATCCTACAGAACAATTAGCTTATTTCCCTAAGATAACATTTGAAAGGCTAAAAAATTATGACACTAGTTCAAATTATGCTAAAGGAAAGCTAACAAGGAATTACATGATACTGTTGCCATGGCAACATGTTAATAGATATAACTTTGTCTTTAGTTCTACTGGATGTAAAGTTAGTCTAAAAACATGCATTGGAAAACTTATGAAAGATCTAAACCCTAAAGTTCTGTACTTTATTGGAGAAGGGGCAGGAAATTGGATGGCCAGAACAGCATGTGAATATCCTGACATCAAATTTGTATACAGAAGTTTAAAAGATGACCTTGATCATCATTATCCTTTGGAATACCAGAGAGTTATAGGAGAATTAAGCAGGATAATAGATAGCGGTGAAGGGCTTTCAATGGAAACAACAGATGCAACTCAAAAAACTCATTGGGATTTGATACACAGAGTAAGCAAAGATGCTTTATTAATAACTTTATGTGATGCAGAATTTAAGGACAGAGATGATTTTTTTAAGATGGTAATTCTATGGAGGAAACATGTATTATCATGCAGAATTTGCACTACTTATGGGACAGACCTCTATTTATTCGCAAAGTATCATGCTAAAGACTGCAATGTAAAATTACCTTTTTTTGTGAGATCAGTAGCCACCTTTATTATGCAAGGTAGTAAACTGTCAGGCTCAGAATGCTACATACTCTTAACACTAGGCCACCACAACAATTTACCCTGCCATGGAGAAATACAAAATTCTAAGATGAAAATAGCAGTGTGTAATGATTTTTATGCTGCAAAAAAACTTGACAATAAATCTATTGAAGCCAACTGTAAATCACTTTTATCAGGGCTAAGAATACCGATAAATAAGAAAGAATTAAATAGACAGAGAAGGTTATTAACACTACAAAGCAACCATTCTTCTGTAGCAACAGTTGGAGGTAGCAAGGTCATAGAGTCTAAATGGTTAACAAACAAGGCAAACACAATAATTGATTGGTTAGAACATATTTTAAATTCTCCAAAAGGTGAATTAAATTATGATTTTTTTGAAGCATTAGAAAATACTTACCCTAATATGATTAAACTAATAGATAATCTAGGGAATGCAGAGATAAAAAAACTGATCAAAGTAACTGGATATATGCTTGTAAGTAAAAAATGAAAAATGATAAAAATGATAAAATAGGTGACAACTTCATACTATTCCAAAGTAATCATTTGATTATGCAATTATGTAATAGTTAATTAAAAACTAAAAATCAAAAGTTAGAAACTAACAACTGTCATTAAGTTTATTAAAAATAAGAAATTATAATTGGATGTATACG